GGAGTCTCGCCACTGTCCACGGCGATCAATACCGTGCAGGATTTGGGCGAGGCGTTTGAATACAATCTGGTCAAGGCCAAGATGCACGCCCTCTTTGGCCTTGCGATCATGCGAGCCACAGACGGCGAACCCGAACTTGGCGCGGCAGGTGGCGCAACCGGCGAAGTGACCGGGGCGGCAGAGGACGCCACAGACGGACACCACACGCTCAACCCCAACAGTATCAACATGCTGGACATGAACCAGGGCGATGACGTGAAAGTCATTGAGAGTGGCACACCGTCGCAGGAATTTGTCAACGGCTCATACCTGTTCATTCAAATTGCCATGCTCGCGCTGGATATTCCGATTACGTGCTTCGATTCGCGCCGCTCTTCGTTCTCTGGCCGCATTGCAGACTTGAACGAGTACGAGGTTTCTGTCGATTGGAAGCGCACCAAGAACCGCTACGTGCGCGAAGAGTACAGCGATTGGTTGATTGACCAGCACTGGGCAGGTGATGCCCGTTCTATCGGAAGCCTTGCCGATGCCGCCGGCCTGACGCGCGACGCTGTGAAGGATGCTATCGAGTGGATTCCTGCGGGCGCGCCATGGCTCGACAAACTCAAGCAAGTGAAGGGTGACGAGTTGGCCATTGACCTGCGCCTTGACAACCCAATTGATGCAGCCCGCCGCCGCGGTGCCGACGTGTTCAAGAACATTGACAAGCAGATCGAGGTCGAGAAGTACGAACAGGCCGCACGCGAGGACGCAGGCTTGCCGCCCAAATCTGAGACAGAACAACCCGCCACGGAGGCGCATGAACATGAATGAAAATAGAGACCTTTCAAAGATTCCCGCAGGCGCATGCACCCTCACGGTTGGCGAGGTCGAATTTGGCGACAACGGCGAAGGCGCGAAGAGCGCCCCGATTCGACTCGTTGCGCGTAGTGGCAAGCCCATCGAACACTGGTTCTGGGGCAACGTCGTACACGACCTGGCCGGAATGCAGCTGCATAAATCCCGTTTGCCCATCGACTACGTTCACGACGCCAACCAGGTAATCGGATACCTGAACAAGTTTGACACTGAAAGCGGCGACCTGGTGACGAGTGGCGCGCTTGTTCCGTTCAAAGACAGCGACCGCGCAACTGAGATCCTACACAAGACCGGCGCAGGCGTTCCATATGAGGCCAGCATCAACTTTGGCGGCGATGGAATCAAAGTGCAAGAGATTGACGAAGGCGAGTTGACAGAGGTTAACGGCTATCAGTTTGAGGGCCCCGGTGTTGTGGTGCGTGAATGGCCGCTCCGGGGCGTCGCAATTTGCCCATATGGGGCAGACATGAACACGGAAACGTCAGCTTTTTCTGACAATTCCAAAACCTTCCATGCTTCGGTTGTTGCCGAACTGGAAACCAATACAGAGGAATCACTAATGAGTGACGCCGTAGACGTAGCGGACCAGACAGAGGCCGCAATCGAAGAAGAGTTGGAAGCCAAACCGGAGACCGTAGAAGCCCCGCAGGCAGAGGCCCCCGAAAGTGGCGACGAGTTGAGTTCTGACGCTGATGAGGTTGCACTTGCGCAACCGCAAGCCGACGAAAGCGACGACAAGCCCGAAGCGGAACCCGTTGAAGCCGAACTGGCCGAGGGCGAAGAGGCGGCAAGCGAAGACGAAAGCATCCACGAACTGACCCGCGATGAATTTCTGCGGATTAATTCCGAGTTTGGTGCCGACGTTGCAGCCGAGACCGTCAAAAGCGGTGGCACATACGAGGACGCTCTCAGGGCTTCCCACGATGCGCTCAAAAACGAAAACGCCGAACTGCGCGAAAAGATCGCGGAGTTTGACGCAGCAAAGAGTGGTGGCCCTGCGGCCAAGGTTACGCCTGCCCGCAAGCCCGCGTCTTTGTTCAAAACTGGAAAATAGAACCCCGGCGAATTGTCGCCAAATCGAACAAAATAGGAGCCAATCATGGCCGCTTCATATGACACACTGGCTGGACTCGTCCAGTTCAACGACCAGAACCTTGCAGACCTGAATGTTTCAGACCTGCTCGACGACGCCCCACTGATGCAGGTCTTGCACGCGCAGGCCGCTTCAAACGGAACCGAACACAAGTACCTCAAGCAGACCACGGCGAGCTCATCCAGCTTCCGCGCTGCCCTTGACGGTATCACCAAGACCAAGAGCGCCGATACGCTCGTCACTGACACGCTGGCCATTCTTGATGGTTCGTTTGACACTGACGTGGCACTGGCCGACGCCTACAAGGGCGGACGCGATGCATGGCTGCAAATGGAACTGGTCCGCACGATGAAACAGGTTTTTGCCAACGCGGAATCTCAGGTCATCTACGGTACCGGCAACGATTCGTCTGGTTTCGCCGGTCTGGTCGATGACGGACAGCTTGACGCTCTGGCTGATGCGATGGTGTACGGTGCCGGCGGAACGACTGCCGACACGCAGACCTCGTGCTTCCTGATCCGTACTGGCGCTGATGACGCTTCGTTCATTCTCGGCAACGATGGCAACATTGTTGTGGAAGACGAGCCCACCATCATCCAGAAAGACGGTTCCAGTTCTGGCACGTATGCTGCGCTTTTCTGCCCTGTTACGGGTTACAGTGGATTTCAGATCGGCGGCGCGTATTCCGTGGCCCGTATCGCCAACATCCACCCGTCTGACAGTGGCGCTAACCTGGATGACGACCTGGTTGCAGAGGCTTTGTCCCTGTTCCCCGCGTCCCGTCAGCCTAACCTGTGCGTGATGAACCGCCAGGCGCTCAAGATGCTCCAGCAGTCCCGCACTGCTACGAACAGCACCGGCGCCCCGGCACCGTTCCCCACCGAAGCGTTCGGCGTTCCTATTGTCGTCACTGACGCCATTGTGAGCACCGAAGCTGTAGAGGTTTAAGCCCTCCCCGTGATCGCCCCGGGCTGGCACCATGCGGCCCGGGGCGTGACCCCTTTTATTATGACTTGGATAGACAACGCATACAACACACTGCGAACCGCATTCGGCACACGCCAAGTGCGGCACAGCGGACACTTGTACACATGCCCACCACAGCCCGCCGAATCAGAGTATGTCGGCGCAGGGTACGGGCTATTAGATGGCGCCGCTGGTGTATTGCGTTTGTTGGTTAGCGAGTTGAAGAAACCCTATCCAGAAGTCAAAGACGATTTGAGCATAAAAGATCCGGTGTCCGGGGAATGGGAAGACTTCACCGTCTTGTCAGTCGCCCCACACCAAAACGGCGCAACGTTGCGCATTGAATACGCGGAGCAATATGCCGGTTAGCGCACTAGCAGAGGTTGACCCGCAGGATATTGCGGATATGTCAAGAGCCATCGAAAGGCTACAGGCAGAGACCGGGCGAAGTGCAGAGCAGAGCGTAGTGTATGCCAGTTTGAGGATTGCGAAGTCAGGCGCAGCGGCAAGCAAGCAAAGCAAAAAGAACCACGAGGTATTGCCGAGCCTTGAATATGGCATGAAGCGAAAAGAAGCGGCGCGGGCGTTATCCAAGGCCAGGCGCGGCAAAGATTTGACAGACGAGGACCGCGCAAAGATTAACGCGATGCACGGATTGGCACCGTTTCACATTGTGCAATTGAGGCAGAAGAAAGAGCCCGTATTGATTCCGGCATGGGAGCGCAAAGACCCACGCCGCGAGATTCAGAACCGAGGATTGGCTAAAAAGATTTGGGGCGTCGTAGTCGGCAAACTTGGCGCAATGAAGGACGGCGGACGCGGGCGAATGAAAAAGCGCACCGCATCGGGCGAACAGTACAGGGTGTCAAAGTACAATGAGCAGTTGGGGCAGGATTCGGGGTCCGTGGTTGTGCGGACGATCAACCGCCTGACCTACTTGCACGACGCATACCCGGGGCTCTTGGCAACGATGATGAACAAGGGCCAAAAGGCACTGACGGGCGAACTTGACCGGCGCATAGAACGCGCAATTAAACGAGCGAACGCAGCATAGACAATGGCAACAACAATCATACCAATCGAGATCGCGGAGCTCCTACACACGGCAATCAAGGCCGAAGTGGGCGCAGACGTATTCGTCTATGCTCGCGGCGTACCCACTGACGACGAGGG